AACCCCTAACCGAAGTTAGGGGTTCTCGCGTGGGGTCAAGGTGTCTTGGGCTTGATCACCTTTCCGGTTGCGTCATGCCAGGTTACCTTCCCACCGTTTGAGTAGGTGGTAAAGTAGCCACATTCGCAGTCGAACCTTGGTTCGAACCGTTCGTTTGGGTTCCGGTAATCAACCGTAAACCTGGTCTCGCCCGAGAGGTCCTCAAAGCGGTGGGTGTGTGTGGTTTCTGTGTTTCCCATTGTTGTCACCTCCTTGTTCTTGGTTATTACCAACCTATCATTAGGTAAGACATATGTCAACCGGCGGCAGAAAAAAAATAACCAACAAATGTCATACATGTCGGTGGTTCATGATAATGTGAGACATAACCCAAACACCTACGAAAGGAAACCAACATGGGTTACTACAAAAACCTAATCATCGCTCAACAGGTGGAAGAACCAGACCGACCTACACAGTCGCGACGCAGAACCACCTACCAGAAACCAACAGAGATCATAACCGACAAGCGGACCATGATCATACTGCTCGGTTCGTCAATGTTCTTCAGTATTACCACGATACTGCTGACAGTATGGGTGGCGTTCCTACTGTGAAAACAATCTGGTATCTCATAATTATCGCCCTGGTTGTTATGACATTGACAGCCTGGTTCTTTCCGGCAACACCGGTCAACGGTTTGTCGGTTATCGCGTTCGCCTTGCTTTTCCTGGCGAGCGTTCTTACCCTACAGAAAACAGAAAGGTAACCAATGTACGACGTACAGCGTGATCCTGACCCTAGACGGAATATGTTGACGGTCACAAACCAAAGCCGAAGGTTCATACTTGCCGGCGATGGAACAATCCTCTGCCTCACCATACCTGAGGCACGAGCCCTGGTTGAATCGCTAATGACAGAAACAATGCGAATGAACCTTCTCGCCGAAGAACTAGACCACGAGGCATAAAATGGCATACGCACGCAGGACAGACCCAGAAACCAGCCATGATGCGGCACAGTCGGTTCGCAACCTGACAGAAACACAAAACGCGATACTGGAAATGTGCGCCAAACCAATCACCGACCACAAACTCGTTGTTTGGTACCAGAGTCTAGCCAGCGACGGGGTTGTACCTCACGCCTCAGAGTCCGGTATCAGGTCACGTCGATCAGAATTGGTTGACAAGGGGTTGATTATCGACTCCGGACAGAGATCACTCTCACCGTCTGGCAGAAAACAAATACTATGGGAAACATTCAACGATGGGGGAACACTATGGTAACCAACACACCAACGTTCGAACCAGAAACCTTGGTCGGTGACAATCCACACGACTTCGAGTTTCTTGTAAACATATACTCGATGACGGACGGGGTTCAGTTCGAGTTGACAATATTCAATGCTGGAAACCTGGACGAGGACGCTCACCTATTCGCCAGCGCAGACAGTCTGACCGACTACATTCGCATGAGATTAGGGTGGGCGACACGATGATCGACACAGATAGGTTCCTTGCCAGTAAAAACCTGACCGAACATTTGTGGTTAGAGATACGTGAGAACGGTGTTTCTGCCACAGAGGTTGCGTCGGCTTCAACACCGGCAGGGTTTCGTGACGTTATCGAAAACAGGAAACATGGTAATTCTGTCGAAGACAACGACTATATGCGGTTCGGTAGAGACCAGGAACCAGTCGTGGCAATGTGGTTGAAAGACAATCACGACATCATGCCAAACGATTGGTCTATCTGTCACGACATCAACCGGCACTATAGGGCAACACCTGACGGACTCTCACTCGACCATAAGGTTATTAGTGAGATCAAAACCACAGGCAAGGACTTTGACGGCAAGGTTCCTATCCGTTACATGCGACAAATCCAATGGCAACTATATGTAACAGGCGCTGACCATTGCGTTTTCGCTTGGTGGTTGCGTGAGGATTCGCCAAACGGTTTCATACCAGGCTGGTTGGAACCTAAAACGCTCATCGTTCAACCGGACGAGGCGCACATCAAGTCACTAATAATCACAGCAGAACAGTTGTGGGAAGGTATCAACGCATGAAGCAACAAAGAATGGGTAGACCCAGAGAAACACAATATGTCCTAGACAAACCAATCAGCATCAGGTTCTCAGAACAGGAATGGTTGCTGGTTAGACAAGAGGCTAACCGAGAAGGTATTACGGTTGGTCGGTGGATCAGACAAACCATACGAAAGGAACTGAACAATGACTAAGGTAACGGTCACAGTAGAACTCTCTCACGAAGAGTATTTACAACTTTTGACCCAGGCAAATGAGATTGGTGTTACACCTACCGACCTGGCTGGCTCAATCGTGAACAATTATGTTAGGGGTAACCAATATGACGAGCATTGGGTAACCCAGGACGCTATCGAGTCGAACTATGTGAGGGCGACCAATGCAAACGCCTGAAACAACCAGCGGTATGGAATACAGAGAGTTCGTTATTACTGGCAAGGTTTGGTCAGGCAGTAACGAGCACGCCAAACACTCATTGTTTTGGTCGATACGAAACAGCGAGTAAGACAGCGAAATTGAGATCGAACAAATCAAAATAAACGAAAGGGTAAACCAAAATGGCTAGTTTCAACTTGAACGATTACGAGTTAGTTGAGGACAGAATACGGGCGTTTTACGAGGATCACCCGGACGGACGCATTATTACGTTTGAACTAACCGACCCGGAAGACAGGGCAAAAGGTTACTTCATTGTGAGGGCGGAAGTTTACCTTGATCACGAAGACCAGCACGCTCATTGCCCTAAGGCAACGGGTATGGCGTTTGAGATTGAGGGTACCGCTGGGGCAAACAAAACCTCGGCATTGGAAAATGCAGAAACCAGCGCAATAGGTAGGGCGTTGGCAAACTGTGATTATGCTAAGGGTAAACGACCCAGCCGGACCGAGATGGAGAAGGTTGAACGTGGACCAGTAGCATTGACGCCGATACCTGACGGGTTTCTTGTCAAGGTTGACGCGTCAACAACATTGGAAGAACTGACCGCCTATTGGGAAGAAGCAAAGGTTGGTGGGTTCTCAGAACAGATTAGGGCAGAGTTTACCAAACGGAAGAAGGCGCTATCGTGAAAAAAGAAGACAAGCAACTGTTGGAAATATCAAACGAACTGGTGAAGATCATTCCGCACGCTAAGGGTGGACCGAACCTGCGTGAACGATACAACCACGATAATGAGGACTCGGTTGGTCGTTTACTGTCCTGGTATTACAACCAGGCAGGGCAGGTGATTGCCAAACGTCATGGATCGAAACGAGAATTCGTACATGAGTAACCTGACACCGGCACAAATAATCGAAACGCTGAGCAATATTGGCAAAGAAATTGACGAGGCGACCAGAATGTTGCATGAACTCGACGAGAACGCGGTGGTCACCAGATCACAATATAAGACCGCGTTTGCGAGAGAGTTTTTGTTGACGGAGGGGTCGATGGACATTCGTCGATTCACCGCCGAGTTGCGGACAGAACAATTACACTTGGAAAGTGAACTATCAGAACAGAAGGTTCGTGCTTGTACCTCTCAACTGAGGGCGTTACGAGATCGACTTGAGATAGGTAGGTCACTTGGTCCGTTGGTCAGGTTAGAGTGGGGGCAGTCATGAGTGAACCCTGGTGTACGGTTTGTAAAGACAACGCGCTTCAATGTGATAACTCGTCTTGTCCGCCACCGCCGAGACCTATCAAGTGAATATTGTTGGGGTTCCGCCTGACAACGTTGTAAGGTTCGTGGTTCCAGGTGAACCGCGCTCCAAGCAACGACCAAGGGTAACCCAGCGTGGAACGTTCACCCCTAAGGAAACCATTGTTGCGGAAAAAATTGTTCGTGACGCATGGCGAGCAACGGGTTACCAACAGTTCCGTTACCAAGTGTTGGTTGACATTACGTTTTACAACGGTAATCGGCGCAGACGGGACCTCGACAATATGGCAAAACTTGTGTTGGACGCTTTGAACCATGAAGCCTACGAGGACGACAATCAGGTGGTTGAACTGAACGTCCGTAAAGTCTTCACAGACAAGGCGAATGCTCGTACCGTTATAACCTTACGGGAGATCATAGAAAACCCCGTAGGCGGACAACTGTGAACGCCAAACAGTTCCGTAGGTTCCTAGACCGCGACCAAGGTTGTATCCATTGTGGAGAAACAGAATCTGTTGCACCTCACCACAGGTTGAACCGAGGCATGGGTGGATCAAAACTGCTTGACACCGCCAGCAACATTATTGTTCTCTGCTCAACCTTGAACAATCTGTTAGAAACAAACGCGGATATTGCTGAACAGGCTCGTGTAAACGGTTGGAAACTTAGACCAGGACAGAACCCTAAAAAGGTTCCGGTATGGTTACCGCGACGTTTGTCATGGGCGTTACTGACTAATGATTATGATGTGATAATAACAACAGGGAAGTTACATGCCGATAATACGGAGACCACTACATTTTGAACTGAGAGAGTTCACACAGATACCGAACGCTTGGCTTCGTGACCCACGCCTCTCGTTGAAGGCGGTTGGGTTGTTGGCACAGTTACTGTCACACAAGTCTGGTTGGCAGTTGACGGTTGCGTCGTTGGCAAAAACAAATAATTGTGGGACCCACAGCATTACAGGGTCGATCCAAGAACTAGAGTCTGCTGGTTACCTGAAACGGATACAGGTGAAAGACGGACAGGGACGGTTCGGCGAGACCCTATGGTTCACAAATGACCCTGACGGTCCGGTATCGGAAAACCCGCTATCGGAAAATCCGACATCGGATAGTCCGACTCCGGAAAATCAGATACTTAAGAAGACTAAGGTTAAGAAGACTATAGAAAAGAACACAAACAATGATGTGTTCGACCAATTCTGGTCCCTGTACCCACGCAAGGCTGGTAAGGCGTCGGCGCGTAAAGCGTTTGGTCAATTACACGAAGGTGATCGAGCCAACGCAATGGCTGGGGTTCTTCGGTTACGGAACGACCCTAACTTGCCACCAACGCAATATATTCCTCACCCTGCAACATGGTTGAACAGGGAAGGTTGGGACGATGACCCATACCCTAAACGGGACATCAAACCAGGCGAGAGGGTTGTTGAGGCTCCCGGTCCTAGAGATTGGGTGAAACAAATGCACGATATGGGTGAACATTGGGAATGTCGTCCCGGTGAGTTTGGGCACTAACGAAAGGAAAACGAAAGTGAGTGAAGGTATCTGTAGAAACTGTGGGGACATTTGTCGCCCGAGCGAGACCAAATGTGCTATTTGCCAGTACGGCAAGTAATTAACAACGAAAGGAAAACAATGTGTTTCATATGCAGCACAGACAAAGGTAAGTTTGTTCTGAAACATGACGAAGAAACAATGCAGGAATGGTTTGACCGACTGAAACATATTGACGGGATCGACCTGGTTATGATGAACCAGACAGAAGCAAACCTGGCGCTAATACGAGAGTCGTATGACGTACAAGGTTTTGTACATAAAACCTACTGGTTACCGCAAGACCACGACCAGAAACCGGAGATCATATTGCTCAATGTTTTACTGATAGGCAAAATCGTTTTCATAACCTACGGCGAACGGTTTGCAAAACTTATGAGGTGGACAGAACATGCGAAATGACGCTGAACAACTAGGTATCGACCTTGACAAATTGTATACGGAATGTCCTATACACCCAACACAAACTGAGATAGAATCGGCACACGCAAGAAAAGCAAAAGCATACTGGGAGGTAAACCAATGGCAAGAATCATTGTTGAACACGCAGAAGTAACCTCGGTTATGAAGTCAGGTAAAGGTTTCAGGGCACAAACTGAATACCGGAAACGTGACGGAGGAACTGTTACCGAAAAGTGGGTGGTTTGGTCAGACCAACCCATAACGCTAGGTGACGTGGTGAACGTGGAAGGTCTGTTCAGTAAAAAAGACGAATCGTTTGTGAACGATAAAGGCGAAGACATCAAGTACACAGCGGTTCATATTAACAACGCCAAGATCACCGAGGCACCAACCGAGGCTAGGATCGACGCACAAACAGACAGTTGGTTGGCAAATAACGCGTCACCGATTGACGAGGAAGCCCCGTTCTAGTGATGGTTTCCGCTAACATTGTTATCTCGGCAATGGCGGTCACGTTCATTCTGTTGGCGGTGCAGGCAGAACCCGTTACAGCGTTTTTCGGTTATTTGTTCGGTTTTGTACTATTCTTAGCGGTCATACGACAAACAATGAGTTCGACGAGGGGCGATAATGCTGGAAAACCTAACACCGAAAAGTAACTTCAACGAATCCAAGGTTGACAGGGTTCTTTCCGTACTGGAACCGAGAGATCAGGAACTCTTGTTGGGTTATTTACACGACACCCTTACCTGGTCACCGAACGGGTTATCTCGTGCGTTGGCGGAACGAGACATTCAGGTTTCCGGTGACACGATTCGCAGGTACCGCCAGAGGAACAAAATTTGTTAGAGAACCTTGAGTCAGCAAAAGCCGTTAGGGTAAAACATGAGATTCGCCCATCGGTTGAGTTTGACGGGGATATTGGTGAGGCGGTAACACCAGGTTATGACGCGGAACCTGAAAACTTTGACGAATTTTTGATCGACGCAGGACTGGACCCCACCGACATTGAGGTTATACCGCCAGTTCGCACAAGCAGGTGGCAGAGATATGACGGGGACTGGTTGACCTCGTACCGTTTCACCTTTCGCAAGAAAAAGTCAGACCTGGACCTACCGAAACTGCTTGCAGACGCAGACAAGAAATATAAGAAACCGAAGTTAGGTAAACCTAACCAAAAATGTTTGGTGGTTCTCTGGTCAGACCTTCAGGTCGGCAAGGTTGACTCTCATGGTGGAACCGAAGACCTGGTTGTTAGGGTAAACATTGCCAGACACAGGCTGGTTGAAAAAATTGAGGCAATAAAACCGGAACAGTGTATTTTCGTTGATCTCGGTGACACGATTGAAGGTTTCGACAACAAACAGAGTGAACATCAAGCCGTCACCAACGATTTGTCTTTACACGACCAGGTGGACCTGGCGACAACAATGGCGTGGAGAACAATCAAAACCATTGCAGAACTGGTACCTGAGGTTACCTACGCTTCGGTTGGATCGAACCATTGTCAATGGCGGAAGAACGGACAACGCGTTGGCAAATCAACCGATGACTGGGGTGTGTTTATAGGTCGACAGTTGGCTCGTCTCGCCTCAGAGTCTGGGGCTGACAACATACGGTTTGTTGAACCTCAACCACATGACGAATCGTTGGCGGTTGACGTTTTCGGTGACTCATACCATGTTCTCGGTATCGTTCATGGTCACCAGGTTGGTAGACCAGACCAGATTGCGTCATGGTTCCGAGGTCAAGCGTTCGGCAGACAACCCGTTGCACACGCAACAACACTCGTGCATGGACACTTCCACCACCTACGGATACAAGAACTTGGTATGACCGACGAGGGAACCAGCAGATTCGTGGTTGGCGCACCAACGTTAGACAATGGGTCGTCATGGTTCCGTAACATATCCGGTGAACAAGCAACACCAGGGTTGGCGGTGTTCGAACTGGAGAAACAAAAACCGTTTACAGGAACAGTCTGGAAACTGTAATGCCCACAGGGAAAAGAACCTACGACAAACTACTTTTCGCCGAGATCGACGAACGGTTGGCGAACATAGGTCAACAGACCGAGGTTTCCGCACCAGTGTACATAATCTCCCGTCATAGGTCAGAGTCAACAACCACACCTAACCTGCTAGACGGGGACTCAATACCGTACAAAATAGTCGTTGAACCTCACGACCACGCTGATTACGCCAAAAGGTTCCCGTCAACCAACCTGCTGGTCATAGATCAAGACAACCAAGGTGTTTCTTACGCCAGAAACTTTGTTATACGTCACGCTCAAAACGAAGGGTCATTGTTTGCTTGGGAGTTGGACGATGACATAACCTCGTTCGAGTATCGACGGGACGGGAAACGCCACAAAACAACACCAAGACCTCTCATGGCAATAACAGAGTCGATCACCACACGACATTCAAACGTAGCGGTTTCCTGTATATCCAGCGCAGGTTACTTGTTCGGTCACGATAACGGACCACCAATCGTATACAACAGCATGGTTTACCAATGCCAACTGGTACGCACAGACACCAATGTTTGGTGGCGTGACGGGTTACCTAACGACCCTGACCGAAGCCTACAACTCTTGTCACAAGGTTGGGTCACCTTCGTATCGAAAAGGTTTGGGCAAACGTCCCCGTCACCGATGAAGAAACCAGGTGGGTTGACTGATACAGAATACGCTGACGGTGGACGACTGAGAAGGTTTGAGAACCTGCTGCGAGAATGGCCGAACTCTTACAAGATCGGTTACATGAAAGACGGAACACCAAGGTTGGTGGGTAGGAACGTCTACGCACCATTCACACAATTACCTAGACAGGGACCATAACATTGTGACCAGAGTCGAACTGAACCAAT